TCTTCTCCGTAGAGCAATTCTGCAGAATAGCCAGTAAAAGCGGAAACATCAGTCACGACGTCCGCCAGGGTTTTCCCTGTGAGCGCATAGGATCCATCAACTCCAAAATTGGCGTCTGCCACCTCTTCGCCATAATTGCCGATTGAGGAGGAGATGGAATCAGATGTTACAACGAGCTTACAAGAGTCTTCTGCCCCATCATAAACAATCACCACGCCAGCCCCTACCTGTACTGGTGCAGCAGTGGATCCAAGCAAAGACCCAAGGATAATCCTGATCCCTTTTGAGGCAACGAGATTGACAGGAACAGAGGCTGTGCATTCCTCGGCAACTTTTACATAACCTGCCTGGGTGTTTCGCCCAGTAATGAATTCCTTTGCCTCGTTGACAGATTTCTGTACGAGGAAAACCGCTTCAGAAACAGGGAGCCGAGAAGATCTCGCTACCGCAGTCCCAAGGGTGCTTTCCGGCCCACCCACAGCCACTTTCATGAAACCTGATTTAGCCATTGTTTACCCCCTGGCAATTCGTTCTTTCATTTCCAGCTCTACAATGCAGAGCTTTTCATTTGTTGTACCGCCAGGATAGTAGTCCACAGCGGTTGCCTTCAGGTCATACGAGACCTCAAGGCGATCATTGTCTATAAACACGCTTCTGATTGCATCTGCGTATTGGTAGCTTCTCATAAGCGAATCTTTATCATCGGATCCAACTACATATGCCCCTATCCTCACCACAAACAAATCTTCCAATACGCACTGCCCATCTTCCTCAGAATCTAGATTGGCAGCACTGATCAGGACATAGGGTTTAGCGTATGAGGATGTGACAAAATCGGTCCCGTCCTTGATTGTTTTTGGAGGAGTGACGTCAAGGTATTTGGGAAGCTCTGTCTTTAAAAGATCTACAATTTCCTGTACCTGTGCTTGTGTATCAAAATATCGCTGTTTTTCAGACAAGGTTTTTCTCCTTCAACTCCCAGGCAAGCTGTTTTAGGGCCGCCTTTTTATCCAGACCCATACCGATTGATCTTTGCATGGCTGCATTGAAATATGGCATCGGAGGAATCCTGATTACCCCCGTGTAAAACTTTGTTTCTCCGTTGATGACGAATTTCATCGCCTTGCCTTTCATTGGCTGTATCCAGGCTCCGTTTTTTTCATAAATATTTGCCAGATTTCCTGCATACAGCGTTGCCCGGCTTGATTTTCTTCCCTGCTTATACCAAATGCTTTTGTTGAATTTACCTGTATGTTGTTGGAATGTACGTCGCTGGGCGGCTCTTGCTTCACTCTTAAGAGCAAGACCAATGGCCCCAACCATTCTGGAGACAACACCTGTATCGGCTTCGAACCCCTTAAGATATTTCGAAGCGAGGTCCTCAACATTTACAAACAGTTTTCTCCTGCTCATACTCTTGGAATCCTTAGATTTGCAAAAACCTCAAACACATCTGCACTCAACCGACTTTCATATGACACGGAGATCCCGTTGGGATCACTGCGTGAGGTTATTCCATACGAATTATCGTTTTGTCGATTCCAAGCTGTCTGTATGGCTTCCAGGCAAGCTTTTTTCACTTCCTCAGGAAGATTCTCTGTCGTATATCCAGCGGTATATTCAACCTGGATATTGTAAACCCCTAAAGGGAAGATATCACCGTTCCTGAAAATCATCCCACCTTGCTTATCCAAGTAGTAATCCGTTATTGGAACAGTATTAAACTGTCTTGTTTCATCGATGATGATTGATTCAACAGACACAACGGGAATGACAGGAAGGTATAATGTAGAGATCCCAAGGCCGTCCAGAACCAAAGTCCGAGAAGCCAGCATGATAGGTCTTCCAGCAACGGCAACCGCTCTGCTCGATACCCAGTTTATCAATCCGATAACCCTGTCACGTGATTCAGTGGGATACTTGTCTGATCCAAGCATCTCGATGAAATATTCATAGGTTATAAGAGCATCGCTTCTCAGTTCCATAAAATACCCAATGGTGGGGCAGAGTTGCCCCACCTTCATATAGAATTTATGCCACAGGGCTAAGGTGTGGATGTCCAAGAATCCCGAAGGCAGCAACAGAAACATCTGCTGCAAGAGTGCCAGTCACGACAAACGCGAACTTGACATATCTCTTTTCACCGATGTAGCCGATCTTGGTGAGTTGGTTTGCAGCAATGGTTGCCTTGACCGTGCTCAATTCCCCAAGAATCTGATCTGCATCAACAGCCTCATAGTTGGTCCCATCGTCACTATGGGTAAGTGTTGGAGTGTAATACGCACTCGCCGTATATGCTCCTGCTCCCAGATCTGCGACGATTGTCAGGGATTCAAATCCCTGGCGATCGATGGCGATGGCTGCGGCAGTGGCCTTACCAGTCACTGGAGCAACAGCCTCAACAATCTTGATAACGGATTTTTGGTCTTTCAACGTAATCCTCCTTATGCTGTGGCCTTAATGCCGATCAGTGCGAAGAAATCCTTGACGCCAGCGCCTGTGCGCTTGGTGGTGTAGAATCTCACCCAGCCTTTCTTTGTGTAGGGATCCCTGAGCATGCTCATGCCCTGACGGTCACGGATCGCATATCCCTTCTTGAAATTCCCCATGATTGCAAAGGGCAGGCTGTCCGAATTGCCGATATCTGGCAAATAATCGTTGATCATCACCTTGATCCCGGCAAACTTGTCAGGCATATCATCCCTGAGAGAGGTGGTCCACAAAGGCCGCCCATCCTCATCCTTGAGCTGCTCCATCACCCCGGCAGTAGTGGTGTTTACCAGAAGCACAGCCCCAACGCGATAGCGCTTTTTAAGGACTGATTTTGCCTTCAGGAACACATCCTGAGGGGAGGTTTCAGCCAAAGCCCCAGCCTTGCCGGTCTTGACGGTTCCAATCTTACCCCATTCAAGGTCCTTGACCGTTGTTACGGCCTTGGTTGGGTAAGACAGTATTCCGCGGGGCTTTTTGACACCATTGCCAGAAATGAAGTCTTCTTCATCTTGGACACCAAGAGCTTCAGCAATTGTTTCCTGCAGTTCTGCAGAGAGATCCTCGTCTGCATCTTCAAGCGCGCGATTACTGATTTCTGGGTATGCGTATTGCTCTTGGATGGGAATTTCAATCAATGCATACTTTGCGGTATCAGTGGTTGACCTCTCATCCTCTTCCCCAACGTGGCCAGCTGAAGCACCACTGACTCTTACGCGGATCTCAACAACATCACTGCTACAACCACGCACATCAGCGAGAGAGCGCATGTTTCCTTCATCCGCAGCGAGCGTGAGAATTCCCTTCTCAATCTCTTTCGGGATGAAATAGCCACCGTCAGCATTCTCAGAAACCCTTACAGCTCCTTCGAATTCACCCTTACGAGCAAGGGCTACAAAATTGGCAACAGCCTTGATCTTGCTTGCACCTTCGTTTGTCAATCCAGCAATGCCACTGGCCTTGATGGAAGCGATTTCGTTTTCAATATCGCTTTTCATCTGCTCAATTGCAGCCTTCAGGTTTTCGAGATCCTTTGCCTCTGCTTTTGCAGTGGTATTTGCCTCGATTTTCTTGGTGATATCATCGAGCTTAGCTGTCAATTCACCTAGTTTCTTTTTCAACTCATCCACAGTGAGTACCTCCGATAATTTCAATCATTTGGTCTACCATCCCCAGAGCTTCCGAATAGTCCTCTTCACCTTCCCGGTGTTGGTCTTCATCATCCCGATGAAATCCGTTTGCGAGAATCTTCTTCGCAGATACCTGGGAGAACCCTACATCCCGTAGAGCATCCTCGGCCTCGCGTATCGTCGGCTCCTCAACTATCACAACTTCCGACGGAAGATTGTGGAATTTGGACACATATTTCTTCTGGAGAGAGGCAGCAGCCTTCTCCTCATTTGCTTCTGTTGCAAAACCCTTTTCAACGGCTTCATCAGCATCCATCCAGGTCTCATCATCGAGAAGCTTTCTAAGCTCTTCTTCCTCAAGACTTGTTGCGCTCTTATATATCTCAACCATCTGGTCTGTGATCATATCGAGTGTCGCTGCCCTCTTTCTTAGATCCTCAGCTGTGCCCCACACTCCGGAAGAAGGATTGTGGATCATTACCAGGGCGCCGCTGTGGATTATCCGTTTGGGAGCAGCCATAAGAATAATGGACGCAATTGAAGCTGCCATTCCCATCACATGTGCAGTGAGTTTGTCTTTTACGGTGAGAAGGGCATTGTAGATAGCCATCCCTTCGAAGACATCTCCACCGGGGGAGTTGATGAAAAGATTGATCTCTTTGAAATCCTTAATCAACGCCAGAGAAGCGGCAAATTCCTTTGCCTCGACTCCCCACATCCCAATTTCATCGTAGATGTATATATCAGCAGAATCAGTCTTGCTTTCGATGCGGTACCACTTCTTCATTCTTTTCCTCCAATTACCTCATTACCAGGTAAGCGAGTGTACTCATCCCCACCTTCGTAAGGATCCATGTTTTCTTTCTTTCTAATTTCATTGGGAGACAAGAACCCTGCTGTTCTGCCAACCTTATATGCTTGATATCTTGATAGGAGGTTCCCTCTTTCCAGGGAATCCATCAGGAATTCACAGTAATAATCGTGTTCATCAATAAGTTGGTTTCTTATGGCCAGCTCTATTCTTTTGCACCAGGGAACCATTGTGAATCTGGAAAATTGCAATCCTAAGTTCTCGATATTTGAAAAAGTAGCCTTATCATAATTTCCGATCATGTAGACAGGCACACGGAAAAGACCTGCTATCTGTGAGTCAGAATACTTCATCGTTTCCAGGAATTGGGAATCTTCGTTGCTGATAGGAATAGGTGTAATTTCCTTCCCATCATCAAGGATTGCTGTCTTATGCGAATTACCAGATCCGCCATACGTATCATTCCATCGCTTGATCATCCGGTCATGAGCTGCATCGTCAAGTTTTTTTGGAACCTTAATGGCAACAGCTGGCTTGGCCCCATTTTTAAAGAAGGAGGATCCATATCTATCGACGGCAAGAGCCTTCCCGAACGTGTCTGCCTGATATTTGATGACAGACGTTCCTCCATGAGTCATGATAAATAGAACATCATCCTGATCGTATGTCTTACCACCAATCGTAAATTGATACCGCTGGGTATCTGTCTTATAAACTCCTACAGAATCTGGATCCATGACCGGATGGAGGGCTTTGATTTTCCCGAACACCCTCACTTTTACTGCAAAATACCGACCTCTCAACACAAGAGACCACATCATATGCTCAAAGAAATCAAAGGTGCTCATGGTTGGGTTAGGTTTTTTCAAGACTTTTGCCAATGGATGGTCTGACACAACTTGTCGGTTATCATCCTCATCGCGGTGATACACCTTTAAGGGCAGGGTAGCTAAACTCTCTGCAAGTACATTCGTACATGCATATACTGCAAAAATTCTTTTTACAGATTCAGGGCCGATGATTTCCCCAGAGTCAGTCTGATACCCATATCCGCTGAACAGCTCGTTCAGGTTAAACAAGGATACAAATGCTTTGGCTATCGTGCTTTTAAAGCCCATTAAAGAAACCTCATTTCTCCATCGTCCTGCTCTTCTTCCTCTCCCCCAAGGGCAAGGCCCAGAGCCATGATCAATGCGATAATCCCATCGATTCTCTTTCCGGTCTTACGTACGTCCGGTTTCTTTGGTTTTATATTGCCCTCTGCGTTGCTTTCAATCTCACAACAGTGATTGTTCCAGGCTAAAATAGGGTTATTCCCGTGATTAATAAGTTTTTTCGCTATCATGTATTCGAAGTTTTTCGCCAATGGAGACATCCCAGAAAAATTTTGTGCAACTGGAATCATGTCAATTTCTTCTTTGATTAGATTTGAAACGATTTGCGTTGAATTATAACGGTCGTATCCTACCTGTACTAAGTTGTATTCCTCACACGATTTAAGAATATCTGCTTCAATGTAATCCTGATCTATAATGTCCCCAGGAGTAGGGGTAAGCCACCCATGATCTCTCCAAAGGGTGTACGGCACTTTATCGGTCTTGGATTTTTCATCAATTAAATTTTCCGGTAAATAGAATTTCATTAATACCATGTATTTTTTTTCATCATTTATCGGAGGGAAAACCAGTGCCACAGCAGAAAGGTCAGTTGTTACTGCAAGGTCCATGCCAGCATAACAAGTTCTTCCAAGCAATTCGTTCGCATCAATCTTACCTCCACACGCATCCCACCTTTCACTCGTAATCCATGCGGTGGCTGCATTACACCAAATGTTCAGATTTTTTGTCTTGACATCATTTTGTTTTCGCGGGGAAGAAAGAGCCATTTCGACCCTTTTCTGCATATAATCCAGTTTTACACTCACCCCTAGATTTGGATTTGCCTTTACCCAAACCGACGGATCAGTCCAATCATCACCCTTGTCCAGAGTAAAAATGATTGCGAAGAAAGAATCAGCCTGCTCTCCCTCCAGAACGCGTACCGCAAGATCTCGCTCTTCCTGATAACATGGGGAATATTGGTCCACCCCGGCAGTAGTGATTATTTCCAAGAGTGGTTGTTCCCTCGCACCCATACCTGATTCTATGACGTTGACCATATCGCTGGTCTTATGTGCGTGGTATTCATCAATGATGGCCATCAACGGGTTCAATCCATCTTCAGTATCGGAATCCGCTCCCAAAGCTTTAATGACAGCATCTCCGCCTTTCGTTCTGATTGCAGATGAATGATTTAGTACATCAATACGCCTTTTTAGGATAGGGTGTTTGGTAGCCATTTTCTGGACTTCAGTCCAGCAGATTTTTGCCTGCTCCCTTTTTGTTGCAGCAAGATAGATTTCAGCTCCAGGCTCTCGATCGAGGAAGAAAATATCTAAGACCTCTGTTGCAGCAAATGTTGTTTTGCCGTTTTTTCGCGCAACCTCGATGTAAGCTTTGGTGAATCTTCGAAGCGTGGTCCCCTTTTTTACCCAACCGTGAAGAACCCACTTTATGAATTGTTGCCATGCCTCAAGCTTAATAGTCTCACCTCTCCTTGCCCACTCACCCTTTGAGTGTTTCAGGAGTTGGGCAAACTCGATTGACCTGGTTGCTAATTGTTCGTTGAACTCATATGGGAAAGAAGCTCTTTTTGATTTCTTTAGATCATCCACATGACGCTTAACTGCAAGTAAGACAAACTTGCAGACTACTATTCGGCCGGACAAAACATCGTCGATATACTGTTTTGCAGTGAGCTCAGCCATCCAAGAGATTCTCCATAGGATCCTTCTGTTCCTGATGATCTTCCTTGATATCAATCTTGTTCCTGAAGGCTGGGGTCATCCCAAATTGTGCAGCAAACCTAAAAAAATCATTCCTCGCTTTTTCGAGAGTCATGAGCTCCCCCATGTTCTTCCTGGAATATTCTCGATCTCTCATGTATTCAGCCAGCGTGCGTTTGGTTTTCTTTCCCCCATAAATTGGATGATAGATTGCCTGCTCTGCTTCCTTCCACTGCCCGTATGTTTGGGACACTATCTCAAAACCAGACAGATCAACCTCGGTCATGACTCCTATCGAACTGAGCTCCCCCATGTACTGCTTCCAGAATTTCTTACCGAAGGAGTTGAGCGAGGAAGGAGGCGAAGGAATCCTGTTGAGCCTTGATGGTTCAGGCTCCTGGGCAGGATTTCGGTCCTTGCGGAAAGTGCCCTGCAACACTTTTTGCCCCTTTGGAATTCTTGGACGGCCTCTCATGATATCTCCTTATTCCGCGCGCATGCGTGGAGTTTTTATTTTTGCCAGTGCGTGAGAAGATGTTCACCCGCGGTCTAAACATCGAAAGTCGTAGATATTTAAACCACCCCCTCCGGGGGGGTGTATAGGCAAAATCGCGCATTGTTTTGGCATGTTTTCGTAGCGAACCGCCCAACGGACGTGTTTGTTTATGCTTTTTTGCTGATTTTCTGCTCATTTATGCTTCTTTAAGAACCTGCCCTTCGAATCTCTTGGTGTGTCGCTCGTTGCTGTCTTTTTTGAGTGTTCACTATGCAGTCTCGGCACCAATCGATACTTGCGGTGGTCTGGCTCAACCTTTGGATTATAGGGAGGATTGTGGTCAACGTCATACTTTGGCCAATCTTCCCTTGCTATACCAAAGTCGCGCAGTACCTGTTCACGAATAAGCCTCCAGGAATGGTTATAGCCACGTCTGGAAGAGCTCTTACGCGTATCCTTGCGTGGGCAATCAGGACAGTTGTACTGGCCAACTGTGCAAGCCCTCTGTTTTCTGTTGCACCAGAACCGATTATTTTTCATAGCCACGTCTATACCCCCTCACTCTTCTCAAACGGAAGCCTCTGTATTGGCCAGCATCAAGAATGTGCTGCATCCGTTTCTGGTTAGCCCCGATGATGGAAGCAGCTTCCTTGTAGCCGATGGCATGTTGCACCGTACCGTCTTTCATGGTTATCTCAATCTTTATGTGTGGCCGCTTTCCAGTGTGTGTTCTCCTGGATATCCTCTTGCGGATCTGGTAGCCTTCATCAGTCACCTCTCCGGTTCTGGCATACTTGTAGAGCGTTGGAGTAGATATCCCACAGATGTCGCACGCCATAGAGACGGTAGTGGCCACAGCAACAAGGCGCCCATCCTTGTAAATCCCAGTCTTACCTTTCTCAAGCCATGCCTGGGATTGTTCTGTTATTGGAGGTTTTCCATTGATGGATCGATACATGTTGTAGACAGCAATTGGTTCAACGTCAGCAAGACCACAAAACAGTGCCAGGTAAAACGGTGATTCAAAGAAGAGAGCAGCTGAGGTATCATTCTTTCCCAAATCCTCAAACGCCAGCTCTATTACTCGTATAGCCAATCCCATGGCACCATATCTGTTCATCTCTCGCTGTACCTCAAGTCCTGTCCTTTCAGAATGTAGAAATCAGCATCCTGATGTAGACGGCTGATACACTGGTCGTTGAAATGCGCCCTGTAACCTGCTTCTGTTAGATTACCCATCAACACAGTCTTTCTGAGGTACGAATTCCTGTTGTCAATAAGGGTGGTCATCTTCGTTGCATCAAAGTCACTCCATTCAGCAAGACCTACCTCATCGATGACAAGCACGTCATACCTAGAGTATCTGTCCACGATTTCCTCTGAGCTCTCCCCACGTTTGTTGAAGGATCCTTTAATCTCATCCAGCAGGGAAGCCTCCTTTACGAAACGGGCAGTTTTTCCTTTCTGGAGTGCATGCCGGATGATAGAAACAGCAAGAGAGGTTTTTCCCAGCCCTGTAGGGCCAAGGAGGACAAGATCCAGATACTTGCTACTCAGGAAAGACTGTGAGCCCTGATAAGCCTCAAGTGTTCCCTTCTGCATAGGAAAGTTGCCAAACCGATAGTCCAGGTATTTTGTAGGAATCTGTGCATTGATCAGTTTCTTTCGAAGAATCACAGCGGGATCCGCTTCCATCTGCACAATTCGCTCCTCTTCTTCCTTTCTGGATTTTTCTTCACATCTGGGACAGGGAGCATGATGCATCGTCCCGTCCTTGAACTTGACCTGCATCGCCTTGTAAGCATGGCCGCATTTTTCACAGGTGAATGTCGCAAATGAAATGTTGCTCTTTTTCATTGCATTACCAAAGTCAGTTCCTTCCAGCATCCCAAACACATTTTCCATAACACCCTCCTAAAGTCTCACTCTCCCGGCTACCTGGTCTTCAAAACCATCGTTGACCCGTTTCCGGTCAACTGGCTTTCCCCGCTTTCTGGTTGCTTCCCAAACACGAATTGTTGCTTGCCAGTCCTTCATCGGTTTACAGGTTCTGCCGACCACCCAACCTGTTGCCTCGTTTGCGTCGTAGAACTGCTGTGCATCAATTCCGTTGTTTCGTGATTCACAGTAAGCCCTGATCTCATCGACACTCGGTTTTACAAAACGTGAGCGTTTTCCCCCGGTGGGGGATACAGGGGGTTTCTTGGTTAATTTGATAGACTGATCTGATAGACTATTCTTTTGTTCGGACAAATCTGTCCAACGGTTAGACAGTTCTGTCTCACCATTAGACAATTCTGTCTTACCCCCCTGCTCATTTGTCCAACACTCTTCAACTGGTTCTGAAGGGGTAATATCCGTTGCAAAAAGCTCAGGGGTTTCTGTATCAGCCTTGGCAAGCATGGCTTTCTTCTGCTCCTGGATATCATCAATGAGAGACTCATAGACAACCGCATTGATACGATAGCAAGAGAACACTCCGCCCTCACGAAACGTGTAGTGCTCGAGGACTCCTGCAGCTTCCAACTTTTCAAATCTTCTCGAGACTGTTTTTGCTGATCCGCCGATAATTGGGAGTGATTCGAGGACTCCTGAGAAGTTAACCCAGTACCATGTGTGGCCACCAAACTGGATTACCCTCATCTTGCCGGATGATAAATAATCGACAAACCATCGAAGCACCATTGCCTCATCCATAGATAGGCCCAGTTCAACGAGACGTCTCTGTGAGAATCCAAGAACGGAAAAAGTCATAGCAGCTCCTTATTTGATTTCCGGGGTGTAGAAGAAACAGTAGGCGTCGAAGTTTTTCGTCTGGCCACTGTGCTCGCATTTTATTCGTGCATCGGTGTCTTTTAATGGTCTGTGATAGTCACAGTTGCTGCACATCTCTTTACGCTCTCCAGAGACAACCCTCTCTACTTTAGGAGGTCGCCCACGCTTCTTCTTAGGCTCTGTGGCTGGCTTATCTTCATGTGGTGGTATATCCTCGCTGACAACCTTTTCCTGTTCCTCAGTGGGATTAAAAACACTAAGAATAGCCACCCCGGAATCTACGGACACATAGGGCTTACTCCCTACCAACTCAACGAGCTTCTGAGCGACAAACTTACCACCAAACTCCCTGGTTATACTGAAAGCCCCTGTCTTTTCTGTTGTCGGCTCAATGCAGGCCGTTGAGACTGCTTCATCGATCCCGATGCGTACATACTTGTATTGCTTCAGCTCAAGTGCTTGGCGCAAAGCCTTGCCGACCTGGATACCCCTTTTTGTGATGGTTACGCTCTTCTCTAATGGAAGCGCCCCTGATTCCTTTGGAACAAAATACTCAAAGTGATATTTCATCTGGATCCTCTCTTGATTTGCTCAAGGAAGCTGACTCCTGGAGTCATGACGACAACCGGGATATTGAGTTCCTGAGCTATGTGTTTTTCCAGGGCAACACCCCGGCTTTGTTTCTCTGCAAATATGAAAACCAAGTCACACCCAACAAGAGCTCTGATGTCCGCTGCCATGTGGCTGGCCCACGGTCCCCTACCTTTTATATATAGGGGCTCTAACTCATAAGGATTCACGACCTCGTATCCATGGTTCTCCAATAAGCGTTGGTACATGTGAAAAATGACCTTGTTGCCATCCTTCTCCCCGCTGATTGGGCCGGAAATATAAACCTTCATCTTTTCCCCTTTCCTTCGTGCACAACCCTCACATATTCAAGCAAAAGGTTTCTCTCATTACCAATGTCTGAGTCGTGCCACATGCTTCCACCAAAAGCCCCACTCTTAGGGCCAATCATGGTCTTTACTCTTGTGTTGTTCACATAGATGAGGCCCCAGCCGTATGGCAGCTCTTCTTTCTTGATAAGCCCCTCTTCACAGAGGTAAAATCGATAGTTGCCAAGGCCGGTTCTTTTCCCACCTCTGCATAGCTTCTTCCTGTCTGCGAGAAAGTCTGATCGGCTAGTCTTGCATTCAATGAGAGCGGAGCGGGAGTAGTTGAAGCCAATGGCGTCAGGGATCTCCCCACAACCACAGTTCACCTCTTTGGCCACAACGTAGTATCCACGCTTTTTGAGATAGTCGACTGCTATGTCACAGAGTTGGTCATGGGTGTAGTTGCTCATACCTCAACAAACCTCATTGCTTTGTCCACCATCTCTTGTAGCCATTCCTGACAGAGCTGCTTTGCTTCAGCGAGGGAATAAGCCCCCTCTGCATCGGTTATTGGATAATCATCCTCATCAAAGAGCTGGTAAGAATAGCCATCATCGAAATAGATACAGAATTGACCCCTAGGGCAATCCGCATTAATGCTGTTCCCAGCCCCTTTTCTCCATTCCAATGGCTTTGCCTTGTGACTACTCAGGACTTTAGATTCAAGCCACTCTATGTAACTTTCTGTAACTATTCCACGTTCAATATCTGGATTAAAAATGCATCTGGTCTCTTCAAAAAACTTAAGCTTTAATTCAGGATTTTTTATTTTTTCCATCTTCCCCTCCCAAACTGCTTGTCTCTTCGTTCCTTGCGGTTACATGGGAGCCCCACTGGATCTTTCTCTACATATTTGTTTTCAGCCACATGACGAATATCTTCTGACGTCACTTCTGGGTTATTGGTCTTTTTCATCCGATAAATCCCCCTATTATTGCAGTGAGTAGCCCGAGTAACACGGCAACACCCAGAATCTCAGCGAACAATATTACAAATACTGCAGTAAGTTGGAGCGGGGTTGCAGTCCTCACTAATTCGATTATTTCCTTGATTAATTTTTTCATCATGCCCTCCTGTTTTATTGCTATCAGCCATTTTGTTGACGTTAACAAAATGGTTAGGAATCCGAAGGCTCCAGCCATTCAAGAGGGACTAGGACCCGATTCTTACCCCAGGCAAAGTTGGTCCCAGCAGCAGTCTTGATAAGCGCATTGATTGCTTCGTCATAGATGGTTTCAAACTCTTGGTCGTCGGCTGCGAAATCAACCAGAAAATCATTCATGTTAAACTCTGGAGGGCCATATGGGACAGCCTCGTAGATCTCTAACCCCGCAATTTCTTCAAGAGTGTAGTCGCATAGATATTCTTCAAGTTCTCCTTCACCAACAAACACATCATCTATAAATACTGGTTGCCCGACATATTTGACTGCATCATGTTTGAAGTATCTCTCCATGGCCGCCTTTTCCTGGCATTCTGGACAAAGCAAAAGATAAGGAGCGTGGGTCTCTTTCCCACAATCACAAATGCGACACTTGGCGTTTGCGTAATAGATGGAGTCCTTGCTCAGACTGATCTGGTTGTTACAGGCATACATCTTCTGCCCTTTCTTGGTCTGGAATTCTTCGATCTCTAAGTCATCTGGAACTACATACCCGTTGATAATCATCTGTTTGCTCCTTTTTTTGTTCTCATCCCGAATGGGATTTCACGTAACATATGCTCTTCTCCCATCACTGGGATAAGAGAATCCTTCATGAAGACTGATACGGATGCAGCACACTCTTTTATAAGAGGGGTGACCCATTCTTTCTTTGGTTGGGTCTTTCCTTTTCTGTTCCCAGTCTCAGCTCCTAATATGACCAGGTCATGAGTATAGAGAGAGGGAAGATCATAGTTGTCCATCGGGAAGGCCTCAAGGATGGGCTCGATGGATAAGAACGTGTGGATCTTCATGCTGTAACAGAAAAATGCACGGTCAAGCTCTCTCATTGTGTTGATGGTGGTCCCATAGAAGAAGTTGGGGAGCTCAGGTAGTTGATCATTCGAAAGCAACTGGTAATAGCGCTTGGGATTTTTGGTCAGGAACATATATTGGTGCTGCGGTGCTTTCTTGCAAGCTTCAAACACTTCCAGGATCCATGACGTAGGAACCCAGTCACCAAACATATCCCCCATGCTGACCACAAAGATTCTCTGTGGCTTCTTGTGTTTTACAGGTTCATCGAGGCGGTAGCGGTGGAAGGTAGGAATGAAATCATAAGGGAATGGACAAATCTTTGAACCAATACGAAGAGGTTGATCTAGGGTAACTAGGAAATCTTCAGAGATCTTCCCATGCCCACCAAACCTTTTTGCTATCTTTGCTGCATAACAATAGGAACATCCGAACCTACACCCCGTTATTGGATTCCATGTGGAATCACACCATTCAATCTTGGTCTTCTGCATTTAGATACTCCTCGATTTTTTGGATAATAAAGAGATTATTGCTTGGCTCTGGAAATGAACGCCTGAATGTGTTGGATGCAATCATCATAGCAAAGTTGGCCACATCTGCTGCCTCGCGGATTATATCAACAGGTGACTTTAGAAGTATTG